AACTGACGCAATTTCTTTTTGTTTAGTTAAAAAGGCCTCAACAGATCTATCTGAGCCTACATCTCTTCCGCTAGCATAAAACATAGATACATTAGCTTCTGTTGCTAAATCATATTCATACCTACGATTAGCGGCTTGTTGTAATGCTAATACTTCACCTTGCTCTCGCTCGGTTTCTGTATTGAATGCATCCATTCTGGCTGCATCTTCTTTTGCTTTCCCTGCTTGTATTGAAGCATACGCTGATATTCCAGCACCAATTAATTGCCACATTATGTAATCAACTCCGATATTAAGCCATTGATCTGCAACGGCATGGGTTCTTCTTGCTCAATAGTAACTTGAGGACTTCTGCTATATCCTAAAAGCCTAACCTCTTTATTACCTTTAAATCCAGTAATATTATTAACAGCCCTGTTATTTACTTTAATAGACTCAGAATCTTTTAGGTTAAGAACTACTGTACTTATACCGCGCACATCACCTGTAACTGGCCCATTAGCTGCTACAGTGTCTATTGGATTAGTTATTATTTTAGATGTGTACTTTTTACCTACATAAAAATGAGTATAACTACTATGCCCTGTCATAGTAATATTCCCACCAGTTACAGTAAATTCACCTAAGTAAACTTTATTAGTACCATTATACCCAATTACATCTACAGTACCGCTAGAATACAAACTACTTACACTTACAGTACCGCTGCCATAAGCTACATAAAGATAGTTATCTAAGCCAATATCATCAAGAAACTCAGACAATACATAGTTATTATTAACGTCTTGCTGGTAAGTAAACAGTCTATCACCTATTGCGGTTGCTGCTTTATAGCTGCCTTGCGATGTTAAGCCTGTCCAAGCCGCACGTTTCTCTGCTCTGTTAGAACTAAACAACGCCATATCACCATCAGCCATAACCAAAGCTGCGTATGATTCAGCGGTATTAAATCCAGAATGCACAACTGCTATATCTACAGGTGATTTAATAAGGTGCGTAGCCACAGTAGATATTGCTGTAGAAATATATGCATCCTCTGCATCAGAATATATGTACTCACGAACAGCCCTACCACCACGCTCAACAAAAATAGTTGCACCATCAATAGAAGTAGGCAAAACAAACTCACTACCAAATGGCGTTTGTTTTCTTATCTGTGCGTTAGTAGGTGTAATAGCTTGGTTAAGGTATGTAGGAACATACAATTCATCTGACAGTGTAAATATCTGCAAGTCACGATTAGATCTCATGTATCTAATTTCATTAACGTCACCAGTAGCAGCTACTAGATTTATTGCATCTGTATCTTCACCTTCACCAACATTGTAATCAAAAAACTCACCAAGCGAAGACATCCATATCGTATCTGGTTCAGCCAAAGTACCGCCAAAACAAAGCCTATTTTCATGGAATGTTACTGACGCTGGGTATCCACGCAATGCAGAGAACGCTTGCTCGTCCCAATTAGTTGTTGCACCATTTGATGTTATTTTTACAAAGCCACCACCATCTTCTGATTCGTTTGCGCTGGCTGATGCATTAACTGTATATGTATTTATATCTAATATTTCTACAATATTTCTGCTTCCGTTTATACTGCTAGCATTTATCCCACCAACTGCCACTGCATCAGATAAAGTTATGGTCTGGCCTACTATTAACCCATGTGATAAATGAGTAATTTCAATCGTACTGCTACCATTTCTTGTTCGTAATGGATTTGTAACAGTTAGCCTTGTTGATAATTCTTTTACAACAGTGCCGATTGCTTGTGTGGTACTGTTTACAGATGTTATTACAATCTCATTGCCACCATATCTAACAGTTACACCAATATGTTTACCTGTTGTATCCCAATAAGGTGCGCTTGTAGTAATAGTTCTATTGCTACCTGTTGCAGGATTGCTTGAAGATAATGTTACATTTGTAGAATAAAACGAGCTATATGGTTGATATGTATCTTTATTGTCATAGCTTGTATCAAAGCTAAATACACTAAGCTCAAATGCTGTGAGTGATGTACGCGTAAGCATACGAGGTGCAAACAACGGATGGCATATAAACATAACATCGCCATACTGTTCTGTATTGTACTCGCGTAGATAGTCTTTATCAAAAGGCAGTACATTACTTTGAGTGTCAGCAGTTATAGTTGATACTAAACTAACCGTACCATCAATTAACAACCTCCAACAGAATATGTAAGCTTCACCTATACCAATTACATACTGCTCGTTATCATCAAATATAAAAGGAGCTAAGTGTAAGTCTTTATTAGTACGTGTATTCTTATATATAAACTTAGTGCCGTGTCGTTTTTTTACTGCACCTTCTGGCAATACAATCATGTTTTCTAAGCTTTGCGCAGACGCAGCATAGATAGGACTATCAGTCCTCATTATAGTATTGTCGCTTATTTCGCCGTACTGAAAGCTATTCTGTGGTATTCTTACTTTCTGCATTAGCTACGCCTTTGTGCTATAAACCTTGATGTCATTAACTTGCGTGTTGTTTGTTGTTGCGAGTCAAGTCGTCTAGCTTTTATCATTTGTCGCTCACCTTGCTGATCCATCATTTGCGCTAGGTTAGCGTCTCTAGCGATTGATAGTGATAGCATTGCGGCTACTTGGAACTCTACAGCTAATGTAAAGTAGGAAGGCCAAGAAGATTCGCTGGCTCTGTATATATAATCAGCAACAACAACTTCTTCTGTAGTTGTATCACAATATACTTTATCGCCATATGTGTCATATATTATTGGGTCATCGTTAACTGTAACAGCACTAAGCATAAGAAGATCTGACGGCATTTGGTATGCAGCGTCATATCTGCTAGTAGGTGCTGCAGCTAATCTGTTTAATACTTGTTGGTTAGTAGCAAATCGCCAGCGTGTACTTGTCAACGCGGCTCTTGCTATGTCCTCGTACATTGCGTCAACTACATCAGCTTCAGCTGTACCTTCATCAAACGATGAAATAGGAGAACCGCCCATAAGGACGGAAGCGCGTGAACATACTTTTATTGGTGTATTTGCTGGCATTTCTTCAACCTATATATTGGAGTTAAAGGGGGCTTTCGCCCCCTAAAATATTAGTTGTTGTCTAGAACTTCGTAAACGCCATTGTTGTCGATTACTACTGAACCCATTGACATCATTGATGTAGCTAGGTGTGCAACCTTTTGCGGTACATAGTTAAGCTCTGTTGCAACATCAGAGTTAATACCGATACCAACTGATGATGTATGGTATGCAAAGTTTTTACCACCAGCAACAGCAGACGTTGAGAAGATCTTAAATCCTAAGAACTCTTTCATTGTCATGCCACCAGCGAACGGCAAGCTTTGTGGGCCTACATAATCACTTGATGCGAACTCATTGATGTTAAACAAGTCAGTGTATCCAGCTGGAGACATAGCAATATAACGCTGTCCGTCTTCTGGAATGTCAGCTGTACCCATTGTTTCAAACAATGTTAGTAGGTCAGCTTTTGCTAATGCGCCAGATGTGTCAGCGATTTGCGTTGAGTTTGCACCAGCATCCATAGCTGCTGTGATTAACTCATCTGTTTTACGGCCTAATGCGGCAGCAGCAGATTGAGCTACAACTTGACGCTCATTGATGTTGATCTTTAATTCGTCCAACTTATCAATGTATTCCGCTGCGTAGTAGTCAGCCATTGTGACTTCTACGTTAGTGTGCGCTAGTTCCATTGCTGTAACATCTCCGTTACGTGCTTTGGTTGACGCTGTGCCTGTTCCGATTTTCTGGAATCTTGCTACTGATGCAGATACATTTGTTGAACGTACTGTGTTGCGAAGCTTAGAACCCATGCGTTGATACGCCATGTGGACTTCAGTTTCGAACTGCTTAATAAAAGCTTGGTCGATAGTATTAGCCATTTTCTTTTCCTAAATATAAAGTTTCGGTTACTCGGGTATCCGTTCCTTCACATCGACAAGGGTATCCAAATGGGCCTTTCAGTGCATCACGGGCCGTGATGTTTCACTATAAGCACTTTTTTGTGGGGAAATGCAACGCACAAAATCAACATAGTGGTTAGAATTAAACTCAGTTACACCTATTGCTTCGAACCCTAACCATGCTGCCCAATCCAACATAAACTGGTGATCGCTTAATATACGCATAGACATTTCGTCCTGTGTTCTATCAAAAAATGTTATCAACATGCGTGATCCACGCGCTATAGATGTAAAGTTTTTTTTAATATTCTTAGAAAACATTGCAAAAAACTGTGGTGTTTCCCTGCCATCCTCGTACCAAAGACCGGATATTGCAGTAAATACCTCACCTTCTTTGCGTACTAGGTAGCAATCAGAGTATTTCATCATCTCTTCGATGCATTCCCTGACGTTATGGTAGCCAAGGAGATTTATCTCCCTGACATTTTCTGGACTCAAGTTAGAAATTACTTCTTCTACATGATCTTTTGTAAAAGGAGTTAGGTAAAAATTACCACGCTTTATTATCTTAGCTTCCATAAAGCTTCTTAAAGCCAGCTTCTACTTGCCGAACAAATGCTGGATCATTCTTACTCCAGTATCTAGGATCTTGCATCATTTCCTTTAAGCTATCTTCTGAAAGACCAGCAGCAGGGGTAGCGTCACCAGCAAATGAGCCATCTTTCATAGCTTCTTGTATGGCTTCCATAGCTACAATACCTTCGTGCGTTTCAAACAAACGCTCGATTGCTGGCATAGTTTCGCTAGGGAAGAACTTAGTGGCGAACATTGAAGCTGACTCAATGCGCTGATCTGCATTCTCCCCTAGCTTTGCAGCTTCAGCATCAAGATCAGGAGCAGACCCATCCAATGCTTGAAGATACATCTCAATACCTTTTTCAAACTTATCTTGACCAAACCCATTATCAAATGATTGGTCAGCCCACCATTTTAATAGCTCGTTATCAACAGCATCTTCATTATCTACAAAATCTGGCAATGCATATTCACCAGCAGATGCAGGGCGATCAGCATTTTTGCTAGAGTCAAACTCTTCTTTAAACTGTGCGCGCATATCTTCTTCTTTAGTGCCTAACTTAGACTCTAGTTCTTTATAAGCTTTAGCTAAATCTTCACCACTCTTATATTTTTCTGGCAACCATTCTGGTCTAGCTGGAGCCGCGTCTTCAGCAACTACGAAGTCACGCTCTTCTGTTTCACCATGTGTAGACTGCTCTGATCCTACTGGTATGTCATTCATTTGTTTTTACTCCTATGTGCATGATTAATGCGAGCCTCTATGATACCAACAATAAATCGTTGACCCTCATGGTGTCGCAATTCTTCTGAGTTCACATTAGGCCCATGTACCATTTCAATAGTTATGGAGCGCAAATACTTTTTAACAGCTTCCCCAGCAGGGGTACTAAACACTTCTGCTACATTTTGGCTTATCTCAAGATCTTGACTTGTTGCTCTCTGATAGCCGTCGATTCCAATATTAACCTTGTTGCTCAATCATTTCACCTTGCTGTTGCTGCGCTTGTTGTTGCGCCATTTGTTGCGCTAATGCAGCTATTTGTTTACGCTGTTCTTCATCGCGAATCAAGCTTTCAGGAACACCAAACTTTTTAGCTAGGTGTAATGCTGTTTGTTCACCATCAATAAGTAGCTGCAACATCTCTGGCCCAAACGTACCAGCGACCATCTCAAGGAAGCGTCCAACACTAGAAATATCTTGGTTAGATTGCGCTTGAGCTAGCGGAGAAACGGAACGTATCTTAACTTCACGTCCATTTACTGTAGGTACATCAATACGTCCTTGCTTTTTAAGGATGTAAATAACGCGCTGTAGTACGGGTTGCACCAATTCAGCTTGTAATCTACCGAAAGCAGCACCCATACGCCTAGAAAGGTCTGCCATACGCTCTGCTACTTCTGTTGCTGACGCTGGTGTCTTGTCTGGATTGCCTAACATATCGTTATATAGCGCACGTTTTATGTTTTGACGCATATCACCAAGCACTAACTGAGCTACATCAAAGTTCCCTGCTGCACGAATAGGCTGCAATCCGCTAGATCCCATAGCTTTTGGTATGATAGATCCTGGGACTAACTGTATTGTGTCTGGATTTATAACGCCGTCATCTTCCATTTGATATATGCCAGAGATAGCCATCTGTGCATTCTCAAGTATCATTTCAATGGTAAGATTTGTAGTTTTTATAGCAGATAATGCGTTAATTAATGGGCCACGACCATAAACTTCGCCAGCACACTTAGACCAACGGAAGCATATAAACGGATTTGATCCGCTGCCCCTCATTTGTTTGTAGTTTAGTACAGTATTTGTAGTCATACAGAACGCATAGCTTAGATAAGCCTCTTCATTCTTAACTGTATAGTCACGACATATAACTTCTAGCACAGTTGTTGTCTTATCTGACCCCATATAGTTCATAACTTTAGGATCAAGCGTACCATTTGGGTACATCATAGCTAGATGATCGTACTTTACACCCTTTCTTTCACGGAAAACGTGGTCAATTCTATCATCTGGGCCAGTATCTAGCACCACATGAGGCAATGGTATGGCAGAAAAGTTGACAGGACTAAGCGCATCGCCCTCTTCTACGCATAAAACACCAGTACCAACCGCTAAATCCATAAAGGATTCGTGTACTTCTTGGCTAAAGTTAGAGTTTTGTAGTATCTCAAAGACGTATTCTGTTACTTCGTCAAGCTCGTTATCAACAGATTCGCGCTGATTTGGAGGAACTTCACTACCAGCCATGAGATCAGCCCACCTAGCAAAATTAGGTACAAGCCCAGATTGGAGGCGACTAGCAAACTCTTGAACACCAACCACCGCAGTCTCGTCAAATATGCGATCATCGCGTCTTTGCCCAGCAGTTTCAGCGTAAAAACTTTCACGTTGAGGCAGTGCATATTCATAGCACTCCTCGAACAACGGAACCCAGTTCTCGCGAAAGGACTTGGCTTTCTCATACTTTTGTATGTACTGCTTGGCTGTTTTATCCATTAACTAAACCGATCTAAGAATCCACCACCGCCAGCTTTAAACAAAGAACGACGACCTTTACCGCCGCGCATAGCTTTACTTTCAGCGCGTGACTCTACTGCTTCACCAATATCCTCACGTTTCTTTTCTGCTTTTTCATCAATTTCTGCACGTTTTGCATCTTCTGCTGCTATACGAGCATCCGCTGCAGCTTTTGCTTCAGCATCTATATCAGCTTGGCTTCTTCTACTACCGCCACCACACATATTATTCTCCTTGGTTGTTTTACATTGGTTGGCACAGAAAAGAATAATTTTCAATGCACAATTTAGAGTCTTGACCACAAACCTTTTCTACGTTGTGGCTTATTTCTGTTATCAAACACGTTAAACGAGGCGTTTGCAACAGTAGCAGACGCTGGTTTCTGGTTGTTTATTAAGGCTCTACCCTCTCCAGCCCCCAACATTTGGTACTGTAATGCGTCATGTACGTGTGAAAACATATTTTTGTCAGGCTTATCGGCGTATCTTTCGCCCGAAACCTCCATACGTCTGTACTGATACCCACCTTCAAAGCCTTTTATTAGCTGCTGGCAGCGAGGATCTATAAGAAATGCTGGCTTTCCGTCTGCCATTTTCTGTAATTGGGACGCAACACTCTCTAATCTTAGGTCAACAGAGTTAGAAGGGGCAGGGAAAGCACGCAAACCAGCACCACGCAGTATGTGAAACGGCGTTGATTCATCAGTTTGAGCGCGGAAATCACCAGCAGGGTCGCCATATATAAATACCTCGGAGCATGTAGAGAACCTAGTTGCTATCTCTTGGCGCAATACCTCTGCAAATCTAACGATACCCATGTCAAATGCAACGATTTCTTGCTGTATTAGCCACCTTCCGCGTACCTTTTGCCCCATTGTAGCAGCAGGGGTAAGCCCAAAATCTATACCAATGTATAGGGGAGAGCCAGCAGCGATAGGTATTTCTTCTTTTGCTACATGCACATCGGTTGCAAACATCTGATAGATAGGTTTACCTTCTTGGATTGAGCCTAATTTGTTCATAACATACACGTCAATCCAGCTTTTTGTCTTACCTCGTATCAGATTTGGGTAGTAATCCTCACGCATATACTCCCTATTCTCTGCAACATCGTTAGGTACATAGTCATCTATCTCCCCATCTTCGTCTAGTTTTTCAACCATGCCGCTAGGTTGGGTATAAAACGACCAGTTGTCGGGTTTAACCAGCATTTTAGCTTGTTCACGCGGTATATGGTCAGGAACTGGGACTTCGCCAGACATGATAGGCCACCAATGATCTTCTTCTGGTGCGTTAGTATCACAGATAACACCTGTCCAAGTAGCACCGCCATCACGCATAGAGGGAAAACGACCTACACGCATGGTACATGCATCAATAATTGACTTAGGAATCTCTCTAGCTTCGTTAACCCATATGCCTGTCAGCTCTAAAGACAGCAATTTCTTAACATCTTCTGGCCTATCAAGTGCTAAGAAGAGGACTTCAAGCTCAAGATCGCCTTTTTTTATCATATGTGTATAGGGAACAGACCAAGTAAACTTGCCCCATGCGTCCTCTGGAAACCAATCAAGCCAAGTTTTTATGGTTGTAGTCTTTAACTGTGGGTTTGTATTACGGATTATTGCCCATCTGCTGCGGCGTATGCCCTGCTTATTAGGCTTCTGCGCTAGTGCGCGTCTAAAAATTTCTACGCAACAAGATACTGACTTGCCAGAACCAACAGGCCCACGAATGCCACGAAAAAACGTGTCGTCTTTCATAAACGCCTTAACAACTTCGCCATCTGGCCTGTATTTAAAATCTATCACTTATCTAATATCTTATTATCTACGCCAACTTTAATCATTCTAGCTGCAATTTCGGGGCCAATAGCCTCAATAATTTTATCAGCTTCGAAATCTGTCTGAAAATGCTTGGGATGATGCTTCATATGTACGATCCGCACCACCCTACGCAATGTATCGCGCTCTTTCGGCTGCAATGTATTAAGAAAACTCAAGGTTACTTTTCCTTTTTAAAGGGTGTCGCTCTAGCTTTTCGTTCTTTCTTAGGCTTTGCTGCCTCTTTTACCTCTAGCAGAGGCTTAGAGTCGCGAGTACGCGTCTTTCCAGAGTAAGTCATGCCAGCTAATTCGTGTGTGTCGCCTGTATATGCGTCACCATTCTTAAATGTCCAAGCCATTATTTATCCTTTTTCAATAGAGTTTTCTTCTTAGGGAAGCCAGCTTTCATATTTTTGTAAGCCTTATCGCTAATAGTAGAGTCTTTCTTAGACCTACTTGTTCCCTTTTTCTTACGTGCATTCATGTTTGCATATAATCCATTAGCCATTCTTTTTATTCCTTTTGCTAATTGCTGCAGCTTTAGACTTAGCGTCAGCTTTTGACGATGCTCCCCATGCCTTTAGGCTAAGAAGAAGTCTAGTGGGTTTGCCCTTAGAGTCACGCTCTGGCCCACGCATACCGCCCATTCGCGCTAAGAAAGAAGCACGCCTTGGGTTATCTCCAGACTTAACAGGGGCTTTAAGTGTACCGCCTTTATAAGACTTGCGCCCTTCAGCATTAAGACCACCCTTGGGATTCTTCCCTGCTTTGCGCGTCCACGCTGGAGTCTTACTCATTTGCTGTATGGCATTAGCAAGCTGCGCGCTAACCCTTTATTCTTAGTTTGTTTAGCCAAACCTCTAACCATTGTTTCTTTATTTCTATCAGAACGCTTCTTACGATTAGGGTCTTTCATATCCTTCATACCAGCTTCAGTACGCTTAGTTGCATCACCCATCGCTACGGAAGGTAAGTCACCATAGTCTTTTTTATTCTTTTGATAGATCTCTTCTGTCTTCGCAGACACCGGTCCGCCACCG